TCATGGCGTTGAGTTTTGGGCTTGTCCTCGCAAAACACGGGCAACCTCGGGATAACTGGTCAGCGCCTGAGCAATTGTTTAATGATGGAGTTGTGCTTGTGCTGCTTTACGCCGGGGGGTTTTTCGGATGAAATGGGCTTGGGCAATCGTCGGCGCTGGCATGATGTATTTCGGCAAAGACCCTGATATGGTAACACGCGGCTTGATGCTGGTTATCGCTGCCTGCATCATCGAAGCCATCGACACCGCAGTCGCAAGGATCAAGGTGAAGTGAATGCCTAAGGGAAAGCCAGCACGGACAGATCGCGCGCGTGAGCTATTCCTTGATACGCTGCGCTTGTCCTGCAACGTCTCTGCGTCGGCCCGTGCGGCGGGAATTGGCCGGGCTACAGCGTATCAATGGCGTGATGCTGACCCTGACTTCGCGGCGGCATGGAAAGAGGCTGAGAGCGAGGCTATCGACAGTCTGGAGCAAGTCGCTTGGGATCGTGCAACGGATGGCCAGTCCGACCGGATGCTGGAAATCCTGTTGAAGGGCCATCGTCCGGAGCGGTATGTCGAGCGCCGCTTGCTTGGTAGCGATCCGGCTAATCCATTGCCCGCGCAATCCATGTTTGACCCGTCGAAGTTGTCATCGGAAGCGCTGCGGGAAATTACCGAAGCGATGGTGAATGCTAACAAGCGCTGACCTGATCGCCTGTGAAAAGGAACTGGCGAAACGCTCGCTGGCTGACTTCGCGCGCATGGTGTGGCCTATCCTTGAGCCTGCAACGTCTCTTAAGTGGGGGTGGGCCTTGGATGCCATCTGCGAGCATCTGGAGGCCGTCAGCAATGGGCAATCCCGCCGCCTGCTGATGAACGTCCCGCCCGGTTCCATGAAGTCACTGCTAACTGGCGTGATCTGGCCATGTTGGGAATGGGGGCCGCGCGATCGGCAGGAGTTGCGCTTTGTCGGCACAGCGCACAGCCAAGACCTCGCCGTGCGCGATAACATGAAATGCCGTCGCTTGATCCAGTCGGAATGGTATCAGGAGCGCTGGCCAGTTGTCCTTACAAGCGACCAGAACGCCAAGACGAAGTTTGAGAACGACCGCACAGGCTTTCGGCAGGCGACCAGCTTCCAAGGCATTACCGGCTATCGTGGCGACCGCGTTATCCTTGACGATCCGCATTCGGTCGATGATGCGAACTCGGTGGTCAAACTGGCTAGCGACGTGACGCTGTTTCGTGAGGCTATGCCAAGCCGTGTTAACAGCGAAGACAGCGCCATCGTGATTGTGATGCAGCGCCTGAATGAGGCTGACGTTTCGGCGGTCGCTATCGACTTGGGTTACGACCACCTGTGTCTGCCAATGCGTTGGGAGAAGGGCGCGTCCAAGTGGGTGTTCGGCACTGGCGATCCGCGTTCAACAGATGGCGAGTTGATGTTTCCCGAGCGGTTTGGCGAAGAGCAGGTCAGTGAGCTTGAGCGGGCAATGGGCAGTTATGCCATTGCAGGCCAGTTACAGCAGCGCCCTGCGCCTCGCGGCGGCGGTATTCTCAAGACATCGTGGTTCGGCACGTATCGCAGCGCACCGCAACTAGAATGGCGGCAAATCCATGCTGACACGGCGCAAAAGACTGGCGAGGAAAACGACTATTCCGTGTTCCAGTGCTGGGGCCGATCGACCACAGGCCAAGCCGTGTTGCTTGACCAGATACGCGGCAAATGGGAGGCTCCTGAACTGCTAACCCACGCGCGGGCATTTTGGAACAAGCACAACACACCTGGGGCAACGCTGCGCGCCATGAAGGTCGAGGACAAGGTTTCAGGGACTGGCTTGATACAGACGCTTCGACGTGAAGGCTTGCCCGTCTTGGGTGTGCAGCGAAACAAGGATAAAATATCACGCGGACATGACGCTTCGGCGTTCATTGAGGCGGGCAATGTGCTATTGCCGGAATGGGCCGATTGGCTGTCAGACTTTCTAGCGGAAGTTGAAGCGTTCCCAAGCGGCGCGCATGATGACCAGCTTGACCCGATGTTTGATGCGGTTCGTGATGTTCAGTTCATGCCAGCGCCGCGCAAGGCTAACGTGACTGTCATCCCGACCGCGAACAGGTGGAGATAGGAAATGGACGACATCGAAAACAGCTATTGGGCAGGCCAGCGCATTGGCGACATGACGCGCGAAGAACTGATCGCAGCGCTTAGACAGGCCCCTCAATTGACGGATGGTGTTGAATTCGGTGGGGGTCATAGCATTGTTGGTCCTAATGGATTTTTACGTTGCGCCTTGAGGTATCTTTCAAGACGTTCTTTGCGATCTTGCGGGACAGCGTCCCATGCCGCTTTTGGATCAACCCCGCCACCATTCGCCATGATGATGGCGGCGAGGTTCCGCGCCCTTGCCTTAGAAGGCATATTCTGCTTCCCGCATCAGTTCCCCAGCGAGGCGGCCGCAGCGGTTGGAATACGTAAGCGGCTTGCTCATCATCTTGAGCAGGCGAACAACGCGGGGGTCAGTCGGGTTTGCTGCGATGAACTTTTCGAGCTTCGTCATTTCCGTATTCCCTATCTCGGTGGGCAGTGCCCGTTGCTGTTAAACCCCTTCTAAGTGCATCCGTAGCGCTTGGCAACAACTAAATGCACACCGGCGGAATTATCTTTCCTCCCATTCCCGACAAAACGAGTTCGGCGAGACGGTCGGATTGTAGAACCTGGGATACCCGTCCTCCTCACGCCCGACGAAGACAGGCGGGGCGACTTTGCAAAACCCGTGGCGCTTGGCCGGGGCCTCAACGTAAAATGCGCAGTTCTGACAGACTTCATCCATGCTCGTTCTCCTTGTTGTGGGGCAGTGTAGCGGGGTTGGGGTGGTTAGGCAATCATTGGGTTATTCGATATCAGCCCAATCCATGCCGAGTACGGTCGGGATATGGACCTCTGCCTTCAACCTCCGGCGTGCAACCAGCCTATTCGCCAACGCATAGGCCGATGCTTGCCCTGTATAATTATGATCGCAGTCACCAAAAACCATAATATTCTCAATGCCCTGTGGCGGCTCGAACTTTACCATGTTCCCGGCTGTCAAGGAAGCCCAAACCGGAACGCGAAAACGTTTTGCCGCCCTAACCGCCGTTTCAATCCCCTCGGCTATCCCTAGCGTTGTCCCCACTGGATCATATAACCGAACCGCGCTCCCATCAGGCAATGGCCCCGGCATCAGTGCGCGCGGGTTTACCATATCCGCCTTTCCCTGTGGCCCCAGAAACGTCCGGTGTATTGTTGCAGGCTGCCCGACCGGATCGGTCACCAGCGCGATAAGGGCTGGCCACGAGCTGCCATCAGGTGCGCGACAGTGAGGAGCAAAGCGCAAACAGGCGGGAACCTTGGCGGGAAGAGATTTCCGGCCTGTAAGGTATGTCCACGCCAAGTCCCCGGAGGCTAATGGCTTGGATGACGCCCATAGATCGCGCAGTCGGTCGCGGTCATGCCTGTTGTCGCGATCCTTGACAGGCTCAGCCTTCACCCCCCCGACTATTTCATCGACCTTTGCGGCTGCTTCCTTGAATGGCCATCCCTTAAGGCGGCACACCATCTCAAAACCATCACCTGCGCCGCACTGCGAACAGAAAAACGATCCGCTCCCCTTGTCATTGTCCCAACGAAACCGATCCCTCCCCTCGCAAAACGGGCATGGCCCATGCTTGCCGTTTAGATATTTCTGATCAACCCCCAGTGAAACCAGGATGCCCCGCCATTTGCCGCGCGCCTTGTCTGCCGTTTTCATTTCTCTTTCCTTTTGGCGAACCTGATATCTTTTGCGCGGACGAATGCGAGAACTTCCGGAGTTGCTGGCATTGGCCGAACGGACTTTGCTTCACCGATCGGCCAAACTCCAAACTTGTCCCTGTAGCTATGCGATGCCCATCCCTGCGACCGCCCGCGCTCTCGTGCAATCCATAGCAACTGCCCGTAAAATGCCGCCTTGTCCGCCATCGTCGGCTTAGACTTAGCCATGGCCTTTGTGACCTCGATCAGCTCGCCATCCTCGGTTCCAATTTCCGATTGCCGGGTTGGCTCAAACTGACAGACAGGACATACCCGCACCTTGGGTTGCTTGAGCGTATTGCAGGCCGGGCATTCCTTAGGGAGCGGCTCGCCCTTTTCCCTTTTTGTCGGTGCCTTCTCCTTTCCGCTTAACAATTTCTCGTGATGGATATCCGTAACAAAACCTAGACGGGAATGATTATCAGCGTGGTCCAAAATCAAGGCATGTGACTTGCCGGGGGCTGTCCGCAATGCCCTGCCAACAATCTGCACATGCCTCATTTCCGACTTTGTGGGGTTCGCCAAAACGATGCACCGGACATCGGCATCAACGCCAGTTGTCAGCGTGCCCACATTCACAATTCCGGCAATCTTCCCGCCGGCCATTTGCGCGAACAATGCCGCGCGCTCGATGCGGTCGGTGAAGGCATCGCAATAGCCCATTGGCACACCTGCTTGCCTAAACTCCTCTTGCAGTTTTGCGGCGTGGGCGCGGTCAACTGCAAAAACCAACGTCGGACGCCAGTCAGCCAACTTAAGCCATGTACCTACGATATCCACCACAAGACGACGTTCGCCCATCACTTCCGACAGATCGGCTTCGTGGTACTCCCCCGCCTTCGTGCGCACCTGCGATAGGTCCGGGTGTGTTGGGGCATAGACCTGGAACGGGGCAAGAAATCCTTGGTCTATCAGCTCCTGCATCCCAACCGGGCAAACCAGGTCCTGCCAGTTCTCAGCCATCCCCTTGGCCCATGGAGTTGCTGACAACCCGATAAACGGGACATTAGGCCGCTTACCCATCCAATCGCGCAAGATTTTATGCTGCAAGTGGCATTCGTCCACAATGACTAGATCAACATCAGGACAACCCCGGCGGTCTAGTGTCTGCACCGAACACACCTGCACCGGCATTGCCATGTTTCGAAGCTCGTGATCCCCCTGCATCACGCCTACGCAATCAATCCCCTCACTGGCAAACGCCTCGACGGTCTGGTCGATCAGGGACAATGCCGGAACGGTAAATGCTACAGTTCGGTCTTTCGACAATGCGCCATT